AGATAAACTTGAGGTGCATCCCAAGACTGTTAGTAGCTGGGAAAATGGCAATAGTTGCCCAAATATACATAAGATACTGAAGGCTGAGGAAGTGTTTAACGCCATATCTCAGGAGCTTACATACGCAGATCCAGAGCATAGCATCCTTGGGGCAGATAAGATTAACCTCATCGGGATGGGCGCCATGATTCTAGTAATAATATTTTTTGTGGCTATGTACTTTGGATTGGCAGAAGTGCTTGGATGGTGAGCATCAATTTACGCAAGTTTAAGAAGCGCATAAAGCACATAAAGTTTGGGCCATACTATCTGGTGGCCACTGGAAAAGAACGCGCTGGAGAGCCTCTATTTACGTTTATTGACGGGAAAATATATACAGCTTCTGAGGCGCTTGCTTTGGCCAGAAAATACGGATATGATTCAGTTGAGAGAATTTATGAGGCATTCAACTCTCTCGGATGATTTTCTCCTCCTCCCCTCAAGCCCCGCGTTTTGGGGCTTTTTTTATGGATTCCATGGTGAATCTAGCCTCTCTTTTGATCCAAGCCTTCGGTATATGCATTTTGGCGTTTGATTCTTTTTTGGATATGGCGGATGCAACGCATATTGCATTGTCGTCCTCGGCCACGATAAAGCCCAAGGTGTAGCAATCGTGTAGCTCAGGCTTTTTTGTTTCTTCCCATCCTGAGTCAGCTACGGCATCGACCCATTCTATATAGATACATTTATGGTCTGTAGCAGTCGACATCTATGTCACAATCCTCAAAATACCTGTCCATCATAAGCTCCTGCATAACCGCATGCCGGATCTCTTCCTTAGCCCGATCAGTGATCAAGGCTGGGCATTGATAAGTCACATTGTACACCGGAGCAGGCCTAGCAGCGTCCAATATCTTCTTGGCCGCAATGACGCTACATCCTGAGCAAGCCAGTGCTATAAGCAAGCTCAGGATGCGGATTAACATTACTTTTTCTTTTTGCCAGCCCTACGTTTTACCGAATAAGCGATGGCAACAGCCTGTTTTGGCGGTTTGCCAGCCTTAATTTCAGCCTCAACGTTCTTTTGAAAGGCTTTTTTTGATTTGCTTTTTATTAATGGCATTAGTATCCCTTTTTAGCTTTGGTTTTCTTGGACTTTTTTTTAGCCATTTTCTTCATCATGCATTCACCAGCGGCCATGCATTTCTTAGGGCTTGGGCAAGTTGGGCAAGTTTTCATTTTGTCTCCTTAACGTTTAACTGCGGATGATCCTACATAGAAACTAAATACCATTATAAGCACTTGGTCATATGTAGTCCTGAACATGGCCGCGTGTTCAATAATCTTCCACTCAGTCCATGTTTTTGTTGTGTCAATAAGCCCAAATAGATACTTGCCGCCAGACTTCATTTCAACTGGCACTGCAATATCTATTGGTGCAATCATTGGCGCAAGGCTGATAACAACCACCATAGCTAGAAAAGCCAAAACCAATATGCGCCTGGTTAAGCTAGAAAACTTGTCAGAAGTCCTTACCTGAAACTCTTTGTTTGATAGCTCTGAATGGATTTTCTCTCGTTCTAGATCGAACGTGAGCTTCTCCATCATCATTTTATGTTGGTCTGCTTTTGCCTTTTGCGCGTTCGCCAGTAAACCGGAGACAATGCCCATGAGATTACCGCCAGCAGCCAATAAAACTTCCGGCCCCATTCCAAACATAACTGCTTCCTCTTAAATCGTTTTAAATATCTAATAGCTTTACTTAAACTTTTAGGATTGTCTTTAAAAAGCCCAAGCCCAGTATTACATTTCTGACAAATTAATCCTCTAATTTGATCAGATTTGTGGCAGTGATCAACAGATAATTTACCTCTATCTGTATCCTTGCCGTCTATCCCGCAGATCAAGCATTTATTGTCTTGCCTAAATGCTATTTCAACGTAATCTTTAAAAGTAATTCCGTAAGCGTTCTTGTAACGAGAATTACGCCTAGCTACTGGATCAGCCAATTATTTTTTTTTGGCAGTTTTCTTAGACTTCCTAAATGCCGAAGCAGTTGGAGCGCCTTTAGTACCTGGCTTTCTCATTTTCTCACCAGATCCAGCTTTAATCCTCTCACGCTTTGCGTGAATGTTTGCGTAAAGTCCTCGTTTCATCATTTACTCTTTTTGTGTTTGTTAGCAAAATTTCTTGCGGCCTCAACACTTCCAAAGCCCCAAGCCTTTAACGCCAACGCTTTACGAGTTGGCCTGCCCTTAGAATCAGTCATAGGGCCTTTCATCCCTGCGAATCTCGCGGCGAAAGATACGCGTCTTGGATTGGTTCCAGACTTAACTGGAGCCTTCAAGTCTCCGCCCTCTTTATTCTCAAAGTATTTACGGCCTTTTTCGTTTAGGCCACCTTTTGGATTTTGATAGACTTTTTTAACCATTATTGCTCCGACAATATGTTAGTCATAGCTCGATCTATGCGCTTGTTCATGCGCTCTTCAAGCTCTTTCATTTGTGCGTCAACTGACACAACTCGCTCGTCAAACCATTTCTGAGCGTTAACAATTGCTTCTCTGTTGCGCTCTTCCCATGCAACTGCATTTTCATTAAATGCCGCCATCCTTGATTCAAACTTAGATTGCGCGTCATCTAGTGCCTTGCGACTTTTGTCTAAGTTTGCCTGAGACTGCGCATCTACCGACTGCAATCTTTCGTCAAACCACTTTTGAAAGTCCTCGACAAGTTTGCGGTTGGAGCTTTCGTTTTCTTTAGACTTGCTATCTATCTGTCCAATGCGATCTTCAAAATAGATTTTAGCTTCTGCCAAAACATCACGATTCCGTTTTTCAACATCTCGCATGGCTTTTTCAACATCAGATAAAGCGCTTTCAACATTGATAACATCAGTTCGTAAATCTTCCTTAATATCTCTTGCATAGCTAATTGCCTCCTCTACTTTAATCATAGAAGTGTTTACTTGAGTCTCGATTGCGCCTGGATCAAGATTTCTGAGCTTTGCTTTTAATCCCTCATAATCTTGCCAGAACAACGCGGCTCCCCAAACGATACCGGCCGCGCTACTAAGCGCAGTCAATACCGCAAAAACTTTTCCACCAGTAAATTTAATGCCGCCTACGTTAATTTCTGTACTCATATTGTTCATCCACCATTTCGTTCCATTTCTTATCGTCTAAATAAATTGCGCCCCAAAGTCTATCTTTTAGCTTGTTAGTTTCCTTGATTTCTATAATATCGTAAAACTCAGCATCTCGAAGTTGCGCCACTGCCTCATAGCTTGGCGCTGACATTGACATAACCGCAATAGCTACCGCCTGAGCCTGCGCGTCATAGGCTGAATCAAAATTAGCGGCAACCTGTTGCATACTCATTTCGGTGATCGTTATGACATTAGACTTGGTTTCAGAATTGCCAGCAGAAGATGAACTAGATGATTCTTGTTGCTCAGATTGCGCCTGCTCAACTTTAGCGTCAGGCTCTTGCGAAGATTGCTCTTGCGCCACTTCTGGCTCTTGCCGTTGCTCTGCTGGAGCCATTTCTGGAGTTGGTTGTTGATCTGACATTTCGATCTCAACTACAACCTCTTCTGACATTTCTGGAGACTCCATTGGAGCTATCTCCATGTCTGGCATACTCATGTCTGCCATGTCCATTGGAGCGTCCATAGTTGTATCCATCCCAGGCATGTCAATCTCAACAACTATTGGATCAAGCGCTGGCATTGTAGTATCAACGCCAACATCCATAGATGGATCAATGCCAATGTCGGCAATTGGATCTATTGCTATATCAGAGAAGTCTGGATTGATAATGTCATCTAGCGCAGGATCGGTAACTAGCATCTCGGTGTAAGTGTTGTAATCGAGATTGAAATATACGTCTGTAGTCGCGCTGGCAAAGTATCCATTCCATCCGCCTGGATCTTGCGAAGTAAAGCTAATAGTTGCGGTGCTGTAATCTTCTGTGGCTGTAAACGAGAAATTGTAATCTACGAAGTAATCATTGTAATTTAACGTTACTGTATCGGTGTAAGTGTTATTCCCATAATTAACCGTAACAGTAAGAGTGTCGTAGTAGCTGGTGTCGGCAGTTTGCTCGCACCAAGCGCCGCTAGGAGTGTTGTTGCATCCGTATGCGCTCATGCCGTATCTTATGTCGCCAATGAACTCGTACTGGCTTAAATCTATTACTTGAGATACGGTGGCTTCTGTATTGCTATAAACCCATATAACACTGTCAGCGCCAGATTCCCAAAAATCTATATCGCCATCAATGATCCATTGATCATTGTCAATAAGATTGTCGGTAGTATCTACCGCAAGACAAAAACTAGGAATTAGTAGCGATAATGCTACTTTTCGCAATAGTAAGGATGAAGTAAGCATTTTTGTTTATCATGCTTGTCTTTAAACTTTTCTGACCTATCAACCTCTTTTGCTAATACTAACTTTTCGTATTCAAGCGCACCTTCTGGCACTCGATCAAGATTAGCAAGCCATGCTTGTTTTGCGTTTTTGCCAATCAAACCATTGATTGGGCAGTATGTACCAGCGTCCCACATTGATTGAAACACTCTATAATCCGCCATACATAATAATGAAACTGCGGCAACTTTCATGCCCATAGCGTATAGCTGTTTTGACAATTTTAAGTTTTCACAATTAACGTCACGGATGGTTGTTGCGCCAGATATTCCAAGTATCTGAGTTTGCACCGCACCGGCAACTCCAGTAGTACAGATATCGGTATTGTTTACGATTACGTTTGGAGAGTGTGCGCTGTTTACTGTTTTATCTACAGTAGTAGTGCCGACTGTATTTGATGAGCTAGAAACCGTACTAGATACCGTGCTACTTACAGTATCTGTTGCGGTAGAAGTTGCAACTGGGATAGTTAAAAGTAGCGCTAGTAGTAGTTTTCTCATCGGAATAATGGACTCTTGGCTTTAGATTTTTTTGCTATTCTTGCTAATTTTTTACGTTTACTTAACTTTTTTCTTTTAGGAACTGGCTTTGCTTTTACGTCGAAAGATTTAACTTTGGCCATTACTTATCAGCCTTTCCGTCAATCTTAGCGTCGATAGCATCTAACTTATCAATAACTCTATCAACAAATCTTTCAAATTCTTGGCGCTTAACATAGCTTCCGGCGACTAAAACTTCTACTTCACTGAGTCTTGTTTGAAGCCTCGATTGAGCCTTCTGCATGTCTCGTATAGAACTCCATATGGTATGAGCAAGAAATCCTAACGATGTAGTAGCTATACCAAAAACCCAGTTGAATAAAGTTTGATCCATCAGTATGTTCCTTCCCATACTCTTAACTTACTAAAATCGCCAGATAATATCTTGCGTTTAATAACTTCTTTGGCCGCCTCATGGTCAGTCCAACTAATGCCAGCCTCTTTGAGCCATTGCGCCATTATATGCAAAGGAATGCGTCCTACCAGCCTTTTATCGCCAGTCTGCCCTAGTCCGGCATCTTTTATTTGCTTGACAGAATCTAAAACTGGCTGATTGTCATACACTCTTTCAACGGTAAGAGTATCTCCGCCGTCATCGTGATGAACTATTTCTTTAATTTTCAAAACAAGCTCCTAAAAAAAGGGGGGCATTTAGCCCCCCATACATCATTAAGATGTTGTGTTGTCAAATACGCCGCCGTGTGCTTTCTCGTTGTTACATACGAGAGTTAGCTCGGTTACGACTTGACGCTTCGTGTTGTCACCAGTTTTTGCAAGCTCAGTGTTTGTAGTTCCGCGAAGAACTGCAACTGACCACATGTCGTCTTGCATGATGAACACGTCGCGTGAACGGTTTTCACGAGATGGAAGGAACTCAATCGTTCCCCAAGGCGTGACGTACACGTCGAGAGATTTAACAACTTTCATGTCACCAGCCTGAACTGCTGAACGCTGATTGTTGTTACCAGTGAAAGCAAGAGCTTTGTTCATCTGGAATGCTGAAAGATAAACAGTGTCTGGCTTGCCACCAGCTTCCCAAATTGACTGCATAACACCGTCAAAACGAGTTTGATCAAACGCTTGAAGCGTAGTCGTCTCGTCTGTACGAGCGTCAGTTCCGTCACCAGTTGGATCTGCACCTTCGTTGTCGCCAAAGTCGGTGTTAGAAATCAACCATGCAGGAGCACCAGCAAGTTCACGAGCAGTTGAGCTATTGCCAGCAACGCGAGCGTTGTTGTCAAAGAGAGCTTTCTCAATGTCAAGTTTCTGCTCTTTAGCAGTCTTGAGCATTTGATAAGCAATCTCAGATGCGCGACCAGCTTTATTCAAACCTTTGTCAGTATCAGGAATGATAACTGCGTTCTTAAAGATTTGAGTGTAGTTACCACGACGTACAGTTGCTGAACGTGAGTTAGCAGTTGTGTCATCGCCTTCAATGTGAGCGTTAGCCGCAGAAGAGCGAAGAGCATCTGTTTGCCACTCATGGTAAGTGTTGGTTGCTTTTACTTTTTTTGCTTTAGAGTAAAAAGGTGTATCTTCTGGAGATACGTCATAAATGATATTAGAGAGATCCTCTCTAATACCGACAGCATCATAGCTGTCAAAAGTATTGGTTGGTTGTGCCATTTTAGTTTACCTCAAAGTTATTCATTAACAATAAAGCTGAGAGCATCTTCGATGCGTCCGCTTTGTTTAAATTTGGCCCGTTGCCGTTCCATTGCTTTTTGGCGCGAATTTTCAACTTTCTTTGCCCCAGGCTTTATGACTGGTTTCGCGCCCTTGACTTTCGCCTCGGCTTTCGACTTGCCATCCATCATATTCCTGTACTTCGTGGCATCTGCTAAGATCCTAGCTGCTCTGCTATCTATTAGTTCCTCCATGTCTTTATGAGTGTAACCATAGTATTCAGTAGCTAACTTATACATCCTATTTTTAAGAGATTCAGATTTTTGCGGATCTTTCAACTCAGGCACTAATTCGATTAATTTAATCGCTTCCTGCTGAGTGTAAATAGCCTTAGCTCTTTTTTCAGCTTCTTTTGCGTAATGCATTTCTTCCGCAATTCGCTGTCTTTGAGCTTGATATTTCTGAATGTCCTCTTCATATTGGGCTTTTGCTTCTACATATCCTAACGGATTTTCGTCGAATAAAGCCTTTGTAGGTGCTTTTGGTTCTTGCAGAATTTGACCAGATTGATACATCTGCTCTAGTTGAATTACGTTCTGCCTTATAGCATTGATATCGCTGTACATTGACTCAAGCTCTTTTCGAGATTGAGCAACTTCCTGCATACCTTTTTGGATATACTTTTGGCCTGAATAACCTCGCTTTAGATCCTCTAGGCTTACCCGCTCTTCCACGCCGTCTACTTTGACAACGTGCCAAACTGGTTCCTCAGAATCGGCTTCGTCATCAGCCTCTTCGTCACTATCCTTCGCTTCGACTTCTACCTCTTCTTCCTCGCTGTCGTCGACCTCAGCGTCATCTACCTCATCCGATACCTCTTCTGACGCTTCCATTTCTGGAGTGGCATCTTCGGACTCAGTAACTTCTTCTGTCTCTACTTCTTCTGGCTCGTCAGTTCGTACAATAAGTCCAACTGCTTGCTCAATACTTCCGTCAAATTGGTTTTCAGTCGTGTCAGACACGGTGCTTATCTCCCTTAGTTGTTTTTGTCAAAGATTTTTTCGTCAGTTAAAACTGAGTTAATGTAATCCTTGACTTCGCTTAATGCACAAATAACGTTGTGCGCCTTTTCTCGATCCTTTTCAGTAGAGTTTGCGTTTAAAAAAATTGCAACTTGTTTAGATTTAACAGCCTCTATAACTGAGATAAAAGTCTCGTCGTTTTGAAGCTGTCTAACCTTTGATGCTTTATCTTTAATGTTCATTAAAACCTTCCGCCAGTAACAGCTTGAGCGGGAGCTTGATCTGGATATCTAGGAGCTTGTTGGGCTTGTTTTATAGCCTCAACATCAACTTTTGCTCCATATTGTCCAAGTATCTTAGCGGCCTCGATAAGTAAATCTTGATCCATCTTATCGCGCTCTCTGTCATCCTGAGCAATAGCTTTTTGAGCATCTACTTGCATCTTGACCAAATCTGTTTGCGCCTTAGTCTGAGCCTTGAGTTGCTCGGCTTGCACCATTGCCGTACCAGGATCAATTGGCTGTGGCTTCTGTGATGCTTCTATCATCTTCATCTGGATCAATTGTTGTTCCATTTGCTCATTTAATGGAGAGAAGTATCTATCACTGTTTCTAATGCCAGCAACCGCCAACATATCTGCCAACGTATTGCGAATTAGCGTCATCGTTACCAAGCCATTGCCTGGGCCATATGTCTGCCATATTTGCATCTGTAGCCCTAGAGCTTGTTGCAGTGCGGCAACCTTCTGATCGTCTTTTCCGGTGCCTAATCCAACGTTACACATAACGTCCATATTGGTGTTCCACGAGCGTGGATCAATAGGCACAAACTGGCTATTCATGCGCATTAATTGCTCTTCGTCACTGTTCTCTACAAACAGCTTCAACATGAGCTTAAATAAGCGCCTCATGCCACCTTCTGCCAGATTCCTTGCCATTACCTCTATCTGAGCCGCGCCGCCCTGTGCGGTCAACTGAGCCGCCGTAGCGGTGGTGTTTTGTAAGGCATCTGGATCTAGGCCCATAGCGGCCCTAGAAACGCCTGTCTTGCCCTCAATCATCTGATCCATATACTGGATAGCCGAAAGCGTGTTAGCTGCTACAAACGGCACAGATATCTCTTGGATAGAGTTTGGAGATTTCATGCGGATAATACCGCCAATCTCGTTATTTAAGAGATCGTCTACATTGACCTGATTTTCTACAAATCCAAGCCTTGGATTGTTGGTCAATGCCACGTTATCCAGTACGCCACGAAGCATAGCTGTAGATGCATCTTGATCAGTCATAATCAAATCAGCTACTGATCTACCAAAGAATGCGTGTGGCTCTGGATCGACCTCAAATATGGCGAATGGAATCTCTGTCCAAGGCTCATAATCCAATAACTGATAGTCGTTACCGCCAAGTATAAATTTGTATAACTGGGCAACTCCAGTGCCTTCGATATCCATTTTCATGTAGGCTTCGGTAATCGCCACCAGCTTCATTGACAAGTCTGGCGTTTGCTCATCCTCGTCCATCTGATATCCGCGACGCTCAAAATCTTCTTGTTCTGAATATGTATCGCTTGATCCAATTCCGGTGAGCTTTGATACCTGATCAAAGTCGTATCCCATGTTAACCACGTCAGATACGCGCATTTCGGTGCGGTGAGCTATGACATAGAAGTCATCAATTGATCGAGCGTTTCTGTCCACCATAAATTCTTCTGGCGGCACTGATTCAACCTTTAACTGCCCTTTTTCATTCTTTCGTATAATCGTGACAGAATGTTCTCTAGCTTCCATTTCCATGCCCATTTCATCAATGGACATAGAACTTTCTTCGCTATGCTCAATAACTTCAATGTCATCTTCACTAACAATTGCGGTAAATTCATCATCGGTTAGATTCGTATAAGAGTATGTTTCAGATTCTGTATATTTGTCCCAATATACCTTTAGAACTCCAACTTTCTTAACTAATGCGTCATGGAACGCATCATTTACAATGCGATATCCACCAATCTCGCTAAATGCCCAGTGCATATACTGAGTTGCCATTTGCGCCGTTGCTATATCCTCTGGCCCTTTTGGAACGTACTCAACAGGCTTATCAGTAGATAGAAACACGCGCATAAGGCTTGGCTTAATAGCTCGAACCGTGTCCCGCACTTTAGTGGCAACTACCTTTGATCTGCCATCTTCTTGGCCAATATCCACTTCGCCATCAAAGTAACGTTGGGCTTTAATCCTATCTTCTGCTATTTCGCTTTCAATGAAGTCAACAGCATCTTGCACAGCGTTTTGTACAATGCCTTCAATCTTCGTTTTATCCATACGTTCTGGCTTCATTTATATTCCCTTATGGCATTATAGATTGCACGCCTGATTCAACGCCTTCAGCAATACCGCCTGCTTGTTGCGCTGCATACGTTTGTATAGCCCTAATTAATTGATCTTTGGCTTCTGGCCCTAGTTTTGGATTTGCCAAAACTTCTTCAATCATTTTATTTACTTTTGCGCTTTGAGATCCTCTGGCCATGCCTCGTCCGGCGGCAGATGCTCCAGTTGACAATCCAGCTACAAGTGCCGTTGTTCCTAAATCTCCAGTTAAAGCATAAGCGCTTCCTGGAAGTGCGGCTCCAGTAGCCATTCCAACAATTCCTCTACCGCTAAATCCAAATTGTTGCAAGAACCTTCCCATAGACTGTACGTTTGTCTGTTTTGAAGCATTTCTTATTGCTTCTATTTCTTTTTCATTAAAAGTAGGCTCATAACCTTTGTCAATTCTATTTAGCAAGTTTCTAAGTCTACTTTGCACCAGCTTATATGCGTCTCCGCCTTGATCAATTGCATTTCCAGCAATATTCAATTCAGTTAGTATTTTGTTAGCATTTGATGAGCGTCTCCACAATTCATTTGCCATTTGGAATTCTGGGCCAAGTTGAGACGAAACTCTGTTTTTATATTGATTCCAAATAAAGCCAAGCATTGCCTTTTCTGCACCTTCAGCATCCTCAATAGCATTTTGAATACTTAGTCTGTCAGACATTGCTTGAGCGCCGCTAACATAATTTTGGCGATCTCTTCCTCTCAAAGTGCTTAATATTTCTTTTGTTTTTTCAAAATCTTTTTTAATTACTTCTCTTCCAGCATCGTCTATAAATGTATGTCCATTTTGTTTTGCAAAGTTAAATGCATCATTCTCCAATCCTTGAAAAATAGTTGGATCTATTACTAGATTTTTATTATCACGAATTCGAGAATAAAGATTAGATGCTTCCTTTCTTATTCCAGAAGAATATACTTGATATGGATTTGTACCTTCAAATTTTTGAAAACCTTTTGATACGCCAGTTTTTAATAAACCAGGAACTACAGAGGATGCAATACCTATAATTGGCTGTAACCATTTTGGAATATCTCCCTCAGTCAATTCCAAAGCTGTTTGCTCTCCGCCTGCGGCAGTTAAAGCTGATCCAATTTGTTTTAGTCCACCTACTCCTGGAACAGCAACAGATCCTGCGGCATACTCTGCGCCTCTTCTGGCGAATCTTTCTGCGCCAGTTTGTGGAGGCATTTCTGACGGCCTTTTTTCAAATTTCAATGTATCAACATTAAAAAATGGAACTTCAAATGCTTCTTTTAAAAATTCAGATCCCATTATGGGCTTATCACTTGTTGGAAGCCCAAAAGCGCCCATAGCTGAACTAACAGCGTCAACAGGTAGCCCAGCAAGATTTGCTAATCCAGTAGTTACGCCGCCAAGAATTTGAGTTCCAAGACCGCCGCTTGGCGTGTTTTGAGAAATCTTAACTGCCTCTTTAGCATCAAATGCGGTTATATTTTGAGATACATCTGATCTTGGATCTTTAATACGAAAAGTTTTTGGATCTCTTGTTTCAGATTGAAACTTTTGAATCGCCATATCTTTTGTATCAGCCCATACTTGAACAGCCTGTCCGGTGTTTGGATTTTTAAATTTATATATAGGCATTATTGAACTTCCTCAATTTCGTATTCAACACCGTCTTTTGTAACTGTTCCAGCACCTTGTGTAGTTGTGCTTTCAGAATATTGAGTTTTTTTGTTTTCAAGCCAATCTTGCATTTCTGTGTAACTATTAAACTCTTTTAATTTGCCTTCGTCATCTGTAAATATAGATGATGGTTGTTCAATGTTTTTTAAACCTCTTTGCTCTTTAAATGGGCCATAAACGTTACTATCAAGCCTTTTGTTGTATCGATCAATTACGCTTCTTTGAATTTTTTGTCTTATATAAGTCATGTACAACAAAGCGGCTGGAGTTGTCTCAATTGTTCCTGTAAGAACTTGTCTCAAGAATTCTCTTTCTGCCGGAGTATCAAGTCCTCTTGCCCCAATTCCAAGCTCTCCAATTGCGCCAAATACATCAGCACCAAGTGTTGCGTTAATCAACTCTGCGTCAGTTAATCTGTTTACTCTTGCTTTATCTCTACTTCCAAATCCAACCAAGAACGCATCAACACCTTTTCTAAATTCAGCAAATGGGCCAGTTTCAAATCCTTCTTTGCCTTCGCTAACTGCGCCACGAACAATAGCGTCAGCAGTATTGTTTAGAGAATAAATTCTTCCAACTGCTTTTTCAGCATCATCAATTAATTTAACGTCTCCAGGAGCAAATTCTTTGCCCATTTCTTCATAACCTTTTCCAATGCCTTTGTCACCAAGATTAACAGTCACGGTCGGAGCAGTTGATTTACTGTATGGGCCTCCTTTACGTTGGCCAGTTGTCTCGCTAACTTGGATTCGACCACCTGTTAATGGATCGTGTTCAATTTCTTTGTATTCTGCGGCAGTAAGCTCTCTAAATGTTTCTTCAGGCTTTTTGGTAAATTCAGCATATGCTTTATCAAAGTCTAAAGAGCCAGTAGCAACTGCTTCTGCAAGATCCTTTCTACCTTTGCTTAATAGCCAATTAGCGCCATCAATAGCGTTTTTGCGCTTTTGAATGCCTTCCATTTGGCCTTGCAAATATTGTCCCCATTGTTGATTTGGGAATGTGCTTAATGAGTTTAGCCCAATGGCTACCGCCAATAGGAATTCTTGGTTACCAAAAGTCTTTTTGTAATGATCTGGAGAGCCATAATTATTAGAAAATCTATTTGCGGCATCGTTTAATTCATCAGCAGTTAATCCAGTATCTTGACCTTTATATGAAATCCTTCCACTGCCATCTTTTGCATAATCAATTAAATCAGACTGCAATCCAATACCGCCGCCTGGTTTAAGCCCCATTTGATCAATAGTCTGTCCCTGTCCCGCTCCTGCTGCTTCCATAGCAGACACATATTGATTAGATGATCTTGGATCCATTGATCCAGCTATTGGGCCATTTTCTGCTACTCGATTAACAGGAACTTGATTTTGTTGGTTTTGATAGCTTTGAACCGCATCCAATATGTTTGGGAAAGATGGAGCGCTTTGTTGTTGGTTGTTATTCGGAGATTGATTTGGAAAAGTTATTCCAGCACCTTGTGATACATCAATTCCTTGATTAGAAATTCTGTTATTTCTTCTATTTATAACGTTATTTGCAAATTGAGTAGCATTGTCTGCCAATGTAGGCGGTTGCGGATTAATTGTTTGTACATCTGGATAATTAATATTAGGAACTTGTGGGTTCAAAAGAGAAACATTAGAACCAGACGGTCTTTGAGATGAAAATTGAGGCATCCTTTGATCTGGCGGGATTGATGAAAATTGAGGCGGTGAAACAGGATTGCCGCTTTCATCAATTTGTACTCCATTATTTTGTTGTTCAGCCAAATTTACGCCAGTCAACATTGGCGGAAGAGAAGCATCAAATTGCTCATTATAATAATCACGCCCCAAACCAAGCATATTCATTCTTGCTTGCCGTTGAGCCTCTATTCTTTTTCTTTCTTCAGCTAATTGAGCCAGCCTAATTCTTCTTTCTTCATCCGTCATCACTTAGCCCTTTAAAATCCAAATTTATTCAAAAATAATCCTAATCCGCTACTAGATTGATCCAAACCAAAATTTGTTGGGGCTTGAAAATTATAATTAGGAGCCATTCCTTCTTGTCCAATTGTCTGTTGCGGCATCTTTAAGCCTGGCTCTGAGATTCCACCAGTATTGAAAGAGTAAGTAAGCGGAATTTCTTTATCTTTCATGAATGCATCTGCAAGCCCTTGAAATCCTGCTCCGTCAACCTTCTCCTCCTCCATCATTGGAGTGGGCTTCAACATATTTGGCCCTGAAGCCAACAATCCGCTAGTAGGTTTTGGCATTTGAGCGGCAACATTTGGATTTCTAGCCATCACAGTGCTTGCGTCGCCTATGACATTCGCGCCAACTCCAAGTTGATTAGGATTTGTATATAACCCGTAAGGATCAAAAGGATTCATGTCTTATCCTACAGAATAAATTTTTGAATAATTAACTCTCAGATATCCATCATCGCCTTTAACAACAAATTCTGGATTAGTTTTTTGAACTTCTTGAGCCAAAACTCCAATGGCAGGAAACTTATCTGCCCCGATAGCCTTGCCCAACTTGTTCCATGCCCACTTGTACAAATTCATACCGTTAGGAAGTTTTCCTATTTGCTTAATGTCTTTTTTAAGCCTTACATCTGAAAACATTCCAGCTTGAGCGCCTATGCCTGCTATTGTAGATAGCATGTTAAATAGCCCTGGGCTTCCGGTTTGAGTCTGAGTTGTAGGCATTGGAGTTGCTTGCAAAGCGTTTGACAAGTAATTTAGGCTAGTTTCTGGCGCTGCTACATAACCACCATATTGAGCCTTAGCCGCATCAATTAGTGCCTGCTGTACGCCTTGCTGTAGCGCTCCCTGTTGCATGAGATTCTGCTGTACGGTCTGACCCATACCAAAACCAAGGTTAGATATATTGGCAAGCTGATTAGCCGCAGCTAGACGCTGTTGAGCGCCTTGCAAGCCTGATCCAACGTTGTACTGTTGGGCCGCCATTCTATTAGCTATATCAGACAAAGCGGCTTGTTGAGCTTGAGTATATCCAGCCTGCCTTAATCCGGCAGATGATTGCGCTAATTGTTGAGCAACATTTCTGCCTAATTCAGCCTCTGCAATACCATGTCGAGAACCGCCAAAAGCTCTAGCGGCTTGAGCTTGCGCACCAAGGTTATTAAGCCCCATCTGAGCGCCACGCAATATATCGGCCTCATTAGCCTGTATGACTTGCTCAGTGTAAGGATTCATGTATGGCGATAAGTCTGTAGTGGCCAATTGCCCAGCCCGTACTTGCCCAGGCCTGTATCCCATGCCAGCTATAGATCCTAATCCAGCGCCATATACTCCTTGAGCCGCAGCTTCATTTACGTTTGGTATTCCGCCTTGTGGTGCGCCTGCCATGTTATATTCCTTTACTTATAATTTATGTGTATCCTATTTGACCAGTGCCATGAAACCTTGTTACTTGCGAAGTGCCTCCGCCACCACCACCAGTATTAGGTGGTGGAACATATAAGTTTTCATAATTTCCACTGTAAGGATCAACAAACAACTTGTTGTATGCAGAAACTTGTCCTGGCCTTCTGGCAGCTAATTCTGCAACTGCTTGGTCAAATAAATTGCCAGAAGAGTATCCTTGAAGGCCTCCAGCATAAGTTGTTGGAGTTGGAGCCATGTCTTGCAATGGAGAAACTTGCCCTCTTGGAACAAGACCAAATGCTTCTGCAGCGTTTATATTTGATCCAAAAGCAGCCATTTGAGTAGGATTAAAAGCCGCAACGTCAGGCCCATAATATGGCCTGTATCCTAGCACTTGAGCTTGTTTTGCCCTTTCAAGGTTTTCTTTTGCGTAAGGTTTAACCCACTCAGGAATGTCGTTTGTTTGAGTTCTTGATCCGCCTTTTCCGCCGCCGCCCATTTAAATCTCCCTTTTAAGCGTTGTAAACTGGTAATCCCAGCCTAGTTTGTCCAGTATCTTTTCCCATCCAGGCCTTCCGGCTATAGTCATAGCGGTACAGTTATTAGCCTTAGCAAACTGAGCAAATGGCTCATTTAGCTCTAAAATTTCGTTAAGCGTACCACCAGCTAAAAAAACGTGAAAGTGTTTTTGTCTAGGATATGTAACAAATTCTGTCACCGCACAACTATTCTCAAGAGGCCACAACTGATAACGGTGGCAAAGAACGCCAAGAGCAATATCGTCGAAACTGTGAGTATCGCCAGAGTAAGCCAAAGCGTTTTCAATCCAAACTTTGCACCTAACAAGCTCTTCTGTAAGAGTCCTAATATCATTTGGCTTCATGGAACGTATAACTCACTAACCGATAAAGTAACTGACGGCGAAGCTGGGCAAAATGCCGTAGCAGCAGTCGTTACCAATGATGCCGTCAAATCACTTGTGGCAAACATTGCCTGTAAGTAATCATTAGAGTTTACCTGAAAAACACCAGTCCTTGATACTATTTTCTTTTGCCCGTTTGATTCTAAAGTGGTAACCATAGTTGAATTAGCTATGTCTGATCCGTTAACTCTTGGCCAAAAATAGAACGTTTTGGCGCTCGCAGAACTCGATACAAGCTCTGCGGTAAAGGTAAGCTCGTACACGCCGCCTCTATCAAATACGATCTTACTGGTGTCTACTCCATCAATAGATACATTGTGAGAATAAGCCTCTGTATCCCAAGTTATTGCCTTTGCCGTATTAATTGAAACAGCCGCCTGATTGTTAAAATCAGCAAAAAAGCCATATGAGTTCTCGCCGTATGGAATAGGTAAAAATTCGCCACTAAGTGAAACAACCATGTGGCCTTTTGACCTATCCCACATAATTAGACCGTCATCTGCGGCGGAATCATTTGATGTAAGATAGTTTAAAGCATTTTTTGATCTTGCAAGAAAAGCATTTAGCCTTTCAGCCCAAGTTTGCCATGTTCCTCCATGCGGAGGAGGGGGAGAGGTAGGTAACGTCAACGTTTGCCCCCTGGCACTGCATTAATTCTCATGATTCCGGCTCGCCAATCGGTATTTACATTGCCATTTACTCTCATCCTAATTTGCCTACCTGTAAATCTAACGTCAGTAGGATTAGCCATTGAATATGGCCCAAATGACGATTCAGAGTCGTTTGGATAAAACCTAGTTTTAAATGTAACCGTTACATCTCCCTGAGTTTTTTCGTCAGGAATTAGGCTAGTAACTTTCATTATGTTGTCGCCAGCACCAAGACTTATCGGGCCGGTTTCAGCAAAAACAGTTGAGCCTCCATGCCCTAAACTTGCGCTTAATTCTTGGTCAATTAAGTTTCCGCTTGGATCTGCCCATATAGGATTTTTGTACACTCCCCTGTCTACACCTGCGGTTCTTGCAATTTCACCTATTTCCCAGTGGTTTTCAAGGTAGTCATACGCAACGTATTTATTGTTCTCTAAAGAATTCTCTGAGGGGAAGAACCACCATATCTCGCCATACTGACTGTTGTGTACTGCGTAAATTTTACTAATTTGATTTTTGTTAATATCAGAAAAAACGTAATCTGTTACATCGCATTTTATCTCTTTGGCAACTGATCCATCAAAAACAAAAAATCCATTAGTTCCCATCCAAAATGCGCCCTCATCAACTGCTGCAACGCATTTTCTTGATATCGCGCCACAGGCAGTTCCAACTCGCTCAAATCCGTATACGAATGGAGGGCCAGAATAAGTAGCCGTATGCGCATCGTTATCCGTAATTATCAAAGTGCGCCCTCGAACTCTTACCGCAGCCATTATTTGACCAGAAGTTTGCAACTCAATGTCGCCAGCCTCGTTTGTGGCGGCTGGAGTCCAAGTTGTATTATCTTCTTTGTCGCACCATTGTACTTTTCTAGGATTCCCGCCAGCGCCAAGAGCAAAAAGAAAACGCTCTTCAGTAACTATAAGTGAAAGATTATTAACTGGAGCATTTGAAACTTGTGCAGCAGCAACTCCAGAATCAAGTTGCCATTCGTATATTTTTCCGTCTTTGGAACTACATGCAACTAAGTATTCTCCAAAGTTATCCAATGACCAAGTTGTTGCTTCTTGGTAAACTCCAGAATTAGGCCTTTCTGTTCCAAAATATCCTGATCCATAATATCCGCCACCGAAACCAGTATTAACTACAGCGTGTAAATCTCCGGCAGTTAAGCCTGCTGGCGTAATGTCATACACCGTACCAGAAGCATTTACATAGTAAAGAGTATCGTAGTTTCCTGCGGCTATTTGAGTTCCATCGCTGTTGTCTGCCCACGCATGCATGCCTCTAGGTGCAGCATCAAAAGCAGAGCTAACTCTGGTAGACCAACCGCCAACAGGCCTCATTGAACCGTTGTGCCATCTAATTAAATTAGCATCTCTCCATCTATTAGACTGCTCAAAATCAGTTCCGTTCCTTACAACTCCTGGCGGTATTTGTAATGGTATAAAAGCCACTTTGCACTCCTACTTATGGATTTGCTGCTGCCTCTGCTGCTGCTGCCTCTGCTGCTGCTAATGCCGCCGCCGCTTCTGCTTCTATTCTATCTAACTCTGTTTGATATACAGTTAAGCAAGAATTAGCCCAAGATGGCAATTCAGTTATATCTTCATTTTGAACAAGAGGATCATCATATTCAATGTGACCTTTTTCGCCGCCTTTTTCGTTCCACTGTAAAGCCCACAAATTGCTTGGCAATCCGCATGAAGATAAATCTAAATTATCTATCGAAAGGCCATCTTTTAGTACAGTGCCTGTTGATTTAATTATTACTACTCGCATCACTTAGCTCCTATTAATTTTTGTTTTTCAACACTAGCTAATAACACTTTTGCCGTTTGATCATTAGCTTTTACCATCTCATTACGGAAACTTTCTACAGCAGCGCCTGTTTGTCTTTGTTGTCCAGAATTTTCAATTAATAACATTGGCATTAAAGATATAGCGCACTGCCATTCGTCAACTTGATTTCCAGTGTTTGTGTCAAATCCCTGTATTCTAGTAAACCAAGTACATTGCATTTGCACACAATCTTTCTTTATAAGCGGACAAAATGTTCCGTTTTTTAATTGCATAAATCTCCTTAATCTTTTGTTGCTCTAATTACGTCAACATATTTAACAGCCAAGTTAATTGCATTGCCAGTAAATGTAGCAGAACCACTAGAAAAACTGAATGTGTGAGAGTGCGATCCACCGCCGCCTGTGCTTGAAGTGCCTACAGTTATTTGATTAGCGGTTGCGAAAGCATCAGACCTTGCGTTCTGGCTTCCTCCACTCTGTCCTGGAGTAACATTATGGTTATGGCTTGGCATCTGAGCAGTAGTAAGTGTATGCGATCCAGCAGAACCAGTAACACTTGTAACACTGACTGAACCTGTTGGAGTTTTCGATGCAAAAGCAGTAGTAAAGTCTACCGTACCGCCAGTGCTTACTGATCCAGTAACTACTCTCAAACCGGAGTTATTGTAGTTTGTAGTATCTTTAGTCCAACCAGTTGGAGCAGTAGTTTGCCCAAACAACATGACTGTGCCTGAAGCGAAAGAAACAACATTATCAAGTATAGATTGAACTGTTACTTTTCTTATTGCAGTTGCAGAAGTGTCATAAACAGGTAACGTGTCATCTGTAGCTGCTGTAGCAGAAGTTAATCCATTAACATCTAATGAAAGAGTTTGACTCGCCAATGAAAGACCTGTGCCAGCAGTTGTAACTGATGCGTCAGATACAGATTTTATTGTTGAATCAATTGTATCTAAGTTGTTATTTAATTTAGTTCCCCAAGTATCCTCAGACGCGCCGACTTCTGGCTTTGTCAAAGAATAATTGGTAGTTGTAGTATCAGCCATTTCTAACTCCTTTTAAGCGGCTATTTGTGTCCAAGTTACACTATTAATTGATGATTGAGTCCATGTTGCAGTAGTTACTCCAATTGGTTCCCATTTTTCTCTTGCTATAGCTGCAGTTGATGATTCAAAAGAGAACATCGCGCCACTGTTTCGTTTTCTTATATAAGAAATTAATACAGAAGCTGAAGCAGACGTTGATCCAGATGCGGCAGCAATAAACACTCCATCTGCTGATCCGGTAACAGAAGCGGAAGCAGATCCATCGCTTTCTCTTACTCTTGTTGAGTCAGATGTATTTGACGATGAAGCAGATCCACTTGCTGACGCAGATTGTATTCTTGTTGCGCTAGATGTGGAGCTTACAGAACCAGAAGAAACAGTCTGCAAATTAGCTTGATCAAATGCATAATTTCCATAAGTTGCAGTTCCATAAGAGAACATGTCCGATTCTTTAAGGACAAATTCTTCTGCAATGCTTGAAGTTGATGATGTTAAGCTAATTAATCCAGATGCAATAAAAGTTGCCGCACCGTTACATGTGTTTGTCGAACTTGCCGCAGAAGTTCCGCTAGATTCTCTTACTTTTATAGCTGCAGCAGTAGCAGAAGTAGATGCAGATGAAGATCCATCGCCGTTTGCCGTGAATCCTCCAATTGCAGAAAAACTTGCTACTGCAGACGCAGATGCAGAGCCAAATACTATCTTTTCACATGTGGCTGTATTGCTCGATGCCGCATTGATAGCAATAGGCAAACTTGCGGAACCAAACGTATACGATCCAAACGTACTGGTTCCGTAAGAAAATGCACTTGCGTTTTTAGTCGCCATTAGTCAAGAGTAATGTCTAGGTCGCCGGCTGGTACTCTGAAAACGTCGCCAGTATCAATTGCCTTACTGCTGGTAAGCGCAGCATAAGCAATCAAATTTCCAGCAGTTGATGCGTCATAAACCGCAACGTGCGTAACAGTGCCGAAGCTGGCTGTTGCAGTAGGAAATTCAACTGCAGCGCTAGTAGTCGCAGTGTTTCCAGAAACTGTAAATGTAACAGTCTGCCTTGCGTAAGCAGTTCCAGAAGTAGACACTTCGGTTCCGCTTGCGTCATCAGCAGGATTGCTGGTAAATAGCGCCAAATATAGTGTTGAAGGCGCAGTGTATGCGCTGTTTGTAAAAACGTGATCTAGTAACTCTGTTTCTAGATAATTTGAAAAGCTCATTAGCCTAGTCCTCTTACTTTAAGTGTTAAACCTGAACCAGAATACCTGGATCTCTCTGAACTCTCATTCAATCGCTGAACTGCGGCAGAATAAAGAGAAGCCCAAACCGTTGCCCTACCATCTTCCTGTAAGTATGGAGCAGAATGCATCAACGTTCCATACAAATATACGTCAGGATCGCTTGTTAATAACCAATTTGTGCTGTTTGAAGCTAAATCTGGCACTTTTTGGTAGTAAAGTAGCTCAATATCGTATTGGGCATCCGGTGTTGGATATAGCTGAAATTGGCCATCCGCATGGCAATAATACTGAGGCCTGCCTGACATATCCTCAGCGCCCTCTCGCTTATCAGACATGGAAGCTCTGGATATTAGATCAAGCGTCGTTGTTCCAGTTCCTTGTACATGCATCCTGATTGTTTCGAGCCAATCTGCTGGCACTTGCATATATTCGTCGCCAGCGTCTTGTTGTGCAGAGCTTCTGGCCTCCATCTTGTAATGGCGAACGTCGCGGTTAATTTGCGACTCGGCCAACTGGATAAACGTAGGTATGACGCTGGTCAGATCGCTACGGTTTAGGAAGTCTGCGACCGTCGATTGTAGGTTTGTGTAGTTTGTGATTGTCATTTAAAAATTCTCCGGCAAATTTTGCAGTATGCCATAGTTTTGTTCGCCAATATAACCTCTTTGGCCAGCCTTTAATATTTCCTTTAAAAGTTCTTCAAATGCGTATTGTTGAGTAGCCGCATTCTCTCCTGGTTTATCATAAGCACCTATATTAACTTTTTTACCGTTTACTGTTTTTTCTCCTATTGGTACACCGGCCCATATTCCACCAAGTTTTTTGGCAACTTCTTTTGGATTTTGCATCATAAGTTCTGGTGTAATACCAATATTTTGCTTAATTAAATATTCAGCAATGGCTTTTTGAGCGTTTTCATCGTATTTGCCTGTAGCCGGATCAATTCCAGCAGCAATCGCTCTATCGCGAAGAAATCCAGGCATGTTTTGATAAAGCCCAGACGCTCCAGTATCTTTACCTGTAGTCGCGGCAATTATTTCATCAATTGTCATTTGTTGAGCTTTATAGCTAGGATCTATATCTGACATTTTTTTGGCAGAATAGTTAATATTTACCGCTTCTGGATTATTTGCAGATTCAGCAAGTGATATTTTTCCTAAAATTCCAGCTAAAGCTGGATCTCTTTGCTGGTCTACTAAAAGACTTGCGCCTCTGTTCATAAAACCTACACTTCTGAGATCGCTATTGCTGGCAGATCCGGCAGATTTAGTGGCTTTATCTATAACTCCAGTTTGCGGAACGCCTAATATCCTCTGAAGCTCTTTAACTGTATCAGCGCCAGCATTTTTTGCCCTGGCATAGGTATTTGGGCCAAGATAAGCGTCTATTTCTTCTCCCTGAAAGCCCAAATTGCTTTGTAACTGTATCAGCGCCCGTATTCTTTGTGGTATATCCATGTTTTATCCCTTAAAACAAGAGTCCAGTATCCAGATTTCTGGCATTTTTTCTATTGTTTTCTTTATTTTGATTAATTAAACCGCCAGTTGCGATTGGGGCGGCACTAAATAATGGCTGGCCTTGAGATACTTTGGATTTTAAATCTTCTGTAAGGTCTATCGACAAAAATTCTTTGTCACCTTGATCACCAGCATTGATAACTGTCTTACCAGATTTTGTATTTAACCTTTTTTTGGCGTAATCTTTGACATAATTAGGAATCTTGTTGTCGTACCATTCCTTCATGCCCTTACCACCAATATCTAAATCCAATCCAGATATTGAATTTTTTTCGCCTCCAGCCATGATTTTATTAGCCAAATCTTTGCCAACTACAGCAGACAATGGTTTTCCTTTGTACATGTTGCGGTTATCGCCAATTCTGCCTGTTTGTATTACGCCCTCTTTGTTTACTGTCAGGTTTATAGTGTTGTCAACACCTCCAGTTGTAGGTATCAAAGTAATTCTTCTAATATCTGGAGATCCATCAAGAGTGTTTACATTTACCTGTTTAATGACTCTACTTAACTTATATCTTTCTATCTGCACAGCAGAATCAACGAAAGCTATTTTGTCGTAGCCACCTTTAACTGCCGCGTCTATAGCATTTTTTATCGCAACTTTATACCAGCTATCTTTGAATGGAGCCTCGTCAGGAGCTTGACCTTTTAAATCCCAAGACGTTCTGTCAACCGCCTCTTCTTCTGCTACTGTCCTTGAATTAAATGTATCTACTACGTCTCCGTCAGAATTAACTAAGTCGTATTGATCCATATCATTTTGGACTACTTTGTATTTGCTATCTGAATATTTTGCGTATCCCTTATCTCTCCCGACTTGATGTAAATCAGACTGGACTTCTTCTACCAAGAAAACTTTTTTACCGTCGGCATCGGTTCTACCTGTGCCTCGAACCCATCCAACTACATTCTCTTCGTTTTCGTAATGTTTTCCATACCACTTGAATTGAGAGTTTGGAGCTTTAATTAATAGCTCAACATCATCGTAAATTGATCCAGGCAAAGTCCATTTGGTATATTGAGGAACATCAAAATTCCCTTCATTCGAGATATTTAAGTTTTTAAATTCTACTTTAGGTTTATTCCTATTAATGTATTGTTGGACTTCTTCTCTAGTTAAATTTGGCTTGCTTTGCAAAAACTTATCAAGCCTCATAAATTCAATTTCTTCATTGGTTACATTTGCGCTATTTTTTATATCGTTTAAGTATCCTTGTCCTGGGCCTGATTTTCTTTTCAAGTTTAGTCCAGCTTGCTCAACGGCAGAATAAAATCCTTGCTCGTTTCTTTGTGCTAGTTGTGCGACTTGATTTCCTCCTGGGGGAACTGCATATCTATTTGCACCAATTGCGTCCATAGCATTTTCATACATGCGGCCAGCTACTTCTGGAGCGCCCTCTAACAATGCTTTTCCGCCTCTGCCAATTGCTTTTGCGCCACTTATTATTGGCTTTGCAGATCCAGCGCCAATCAAGCCAGCATCTAGCACTTGTTGATCAGTCATAGGAAATCCATAAGATAGCTCATTAAGTCCTTCTGGAGCTTCACCATAAATAAAATCTCCAATAGGCAATGTTCCTTCGACCTTAACTGGCTCTCTTCCTTCTGCGCCAACTACTTCTGCCCCAAATCCAACATCGCCAAATGCTTGCTTAACAAATGCTTTTAAATTTGGCATATCGTTCAAAACATCTTTGCCAAGTTTAAATGCATCTGAAATAAGACCTAAAGCCGCATTTCTTCTAATCGGATTTACCTCAGAACGTCTTGGAGTATTTATCATTGACTCCATATTCTGCTCAGTAGTTGGCTTCATCGGATTGAAATCTTCGAGCGGCGTTCCTTGCTTGTAGTTCTTGCTAAACTCCAATGCGGCATCTTTGTTTTGACCAAACGGCAAGAAGTTTCCACTGGTAATGGCCTTCTCCATCGCGGTGTCAAAGTCGTTCCTGTAATCGTTTAAGTTGCCATCGGCATCCTCTTGAATTAGCGGGAACACATACCAATTGCCATCTCTGTCCATTTCGGCCGCCATCAAATGCGTAGATATCGAGCCGTCAGCATTCATGATGAACTTATGGTTCTGCGGATTGTATATGCGATCCAAGAACTCAGGCGGTGCGGCTCCGGCGGCCCCTATCGTTGCAAGGCCAGCCGCAGTTACTCCTGCCTTCTCAAGATTCTTTAGCACTTTGTCGGTTATCTGTCCTCCGACAACGTTCATCTGCAATGAGTATCTATCGTCGCCAGTCAAGTTTGCTCGATCAACATTTCTTTCGTATGGAGCAAATCCTGCCTTTGCTTTCATCGTAGGATCAAGGTCAAAAGGCGTAATATCGCCTTCTTTTAATCTCCCAATTCCTTCGCCCTGAACAGCCGCTTTGTATGTGCTGTGATTTGATGGAACTACATTTTGGCCACTTAACAATCCTACGTTTTGCAATCTCATGTCAGGCGCAGAATACTGGAACGGCTCAGTGACGATTGCCCTCGCCTCTCCAGTTGTCAATCCGCCAAACTGATTAACGTTGCCAACGTTACCAAACTTGTTTACAAAGTCAGCCCTCTTGCTGGCGCTTAGATTATTCCATTGCCCCATTGATCTTGGATCATCAAGCCCGTACCAATCTGGTATGTAATTCTCTTTGATGTACTTGTTAACTGCATTTCTGTCACGCTTTCCTAAAGCAGATTGCGCGTAACTTAACATCACGTCGCCTGTCATGGTTGATGAGTCTGCGGATCCTGGCCCCATCCTCCAAGGAAGATATAGCGGATCTTTTCCGTACTGACCTCTTAAATGCTGGGCAAAATCATTTATGTACTTTGCCTCAGTCGGAGCATTTGCCCATAGCAATCCTGGATTCTGGAACATGTAATTCTGTCCGCCCTCAAGATTGACCGGCCTATTCAAATTAACGTTATTGATGTTGGTTACTGTCTCACCAGCCTGACTTCGATCAGACATTCCAGATATAAATGGCCGTCCTTCAAAATCGAATATGCTTACCGGCTTTGGATCTGTAACTCCAGTAGTTTCTGTTCTGTACAAGAGATTGCGTACTTTCTCTGCATCGTTTACTCGGTCGGCTGCGCGCGGATCTATAACTCTGCCCATCTTGATCAATTGCAATAGATTCACTACACAATACCTTTCAAGTTACGTCTAATCGGTTCGCCCCAGCTTGTCTGCATCGGCCTATGGCCGACGGCCAAGTATCTCATTGCGTCAGCGCCGTGCGAAGTCCAATCGTGCCTCGGTCTGCCTCGCCACGTTCTGCCCTTCTCATCGAAGTCTCGCTGATATTGTCTCAACGCTTCAATCCCTCGATTACACTTCTTCTCATCAAACCAGCATCGATCCAACATGGATCGTACTGCCTGAATGCCATCGTCAACGCGTAGGTTCGGTGCTATTTCGACAGGTCTAATTCCAAGATTATCTAGCGTCTCAAGCCTGGATTTGCCCGTTCCTAGTTCCTTGACTTGCACATCATGAGGCAATATGTGAGATTCGTAAACATAATTCTTGTCTTGCAACACGTTAGCGTAATGATCGAGGCCGACTCCAGAGTTCTCGTAATAGTCGATCAACCTAACTTCAGCGCCGACGTATTGCGCAAACCATATCGAAGTGCTATCCCCAATACCAAGATCCCATGCTGTAACAACGCCCATTGATCTATCGTATGGCACGTTCGTGATTCTGTTATCTTCGGTAGCTCGCTTCATCTCAACGCCGTAGTACGCGCCCATGATTGCGGCCTCAAAGCTACACTCAAACTCTTGCTCGTACCTATCCTCGCCCATGATCTTGAGCGCGTCCTCTAACTCAGCCTCCGGCAGTATGTTGGTCTCGCTTGCTTTGTGCATTGCGGTATACCAATCGCTATCGCCCTTGGCCTTATCGAATATCTCCCAGAACTCATTCTTTCCTTTCGGCGTTCCAATGAACGTTGCGCGAGTTGGAGAGTCTGGCGTGCTACGATCAGCAAGCGTCGGCCTGATGATCGTAGGCCACACGTTTGCCGGAAAGTCGGCTGGCTCATCCATAACTACTGAATCGAGATAGATACCTCGCATCGACTCGGCAGACTCAGCGCCGAACAATCGAAGCCTCGCGCCGTTCGGGAAGTCGATCCGAAGCTCGGACTCGTTCACCTTTATGCCTGGGATATGTTGGGTGTAATGCTTCGCATAGTCCCAACAAATCTGCTTGGCCATGCGAAATGTTGGCGCAACGTAACCGACGCGCACATTTTCGCGCGGGGTCACTAACGCATCTCGGATCAGGTCATTTATCGCGGCGACTGTCTTGCCGCATCTTCGGTGAGCCACCAGGCAAGCGAATCTTTGCTTGCGCCGGTGAAAAGGCATCATTACATCTCTAGCTTCATAAGGAATATCTATCTCAGGCATGCCACCTCAAAAAGTCCGCGAGCATCGCGAATACAGTTAACACCAGACAAGTTACCATCACGAACAGAAACTTATCAAAATTAGACATTCTCGCCTTTCCACTTGATGATCAACGGCCCACCAGACTCGCCAGTGTGTTCAAGCTGTTGTTTCTCGCCGTATCGTTTCGGCAATAGTTTCGACGCGACCCATTTGTGCGCGTCGACCTTCAATCTAGCCACGTTGTAAGTCTCGGGAGTCGCATCGTAAGCGATCTCCAAAATGTCCTCAGCCGCATATTCTTGTTGCGCATTCTTCGCGCGCGCGTATTTGTCGCGGATCTCTGGATGCCGATACATCCATCGATAGAATGTAGATTTATCTGGACTCCAAGACTCATCACTGCAAATTTTATTCAGCGATCTTCCAGCCGCAATTTCTTCGCAGATTCTATCCACCAACTCATCAGTATAATCAGTTGGCCTTCCCATTTTTACTTCTTCACTCATTTCTAACTCCAGCAAGTTATCCACAACTCAGATTCTACTCGCAAATCTCGGGGACAAAAAGGACAAAAGACATACTCTAAAGAGTATGTCTTGTCTTGTCCTCCAATTATTTTGTCCTTGCATTTGTCTTTTTTTGATCGTAAGTCATTGATTTTAAAGAGACCACAAAAGGACAATTTTGTCTTGTCCTCAATTGTCTTTTGTCCTTTTTCGCCTCTAACATATTGATTATAAAGTCTTGTCCTCAGCATTAGCACTTTATCGACATTGCGACTCTAAATCCAAGATCATCGCAGCGTCAGTTGCCGACCATCCATTGCCAAACGGAACCACTATTTCTCCATCGATTAAGCAACCCATCATCCTCGAAGGATCATTTTGCAATGACTTCTTCGCGGCAGATTCTGACATGCCCATCGCTGGCCCAGTTAGAAAATCTAACATCGCATTCCGATTTACAAACGGCCGACCTTTTGCATCTCGTTCACGATGTGAAGCGTGCCAAGCTCGCTCAAATCGTTTTCTGAACTCAGATACCTTTGAGCTTTTCTTGCTCTCTTTGATTGGCTCGTTCACCGGATCAAGTACAACGCTCGATACTAATTGATCGTCCTCATCTCGCCAACCTTTAATTGTGACCGGCTTGAGATCGAAGAACTTCGACTGTTGCATCTCGGCATCTTTCATCTTGCGTTGCACAATTTCAATTGGCCGATCCGAGTTACCTGGCTTTACACTCACTTCGATATCCAATGCCCCGCGCCAGGCGCTTGATCCCCTTGCCCTGTGCTGTGCCTCTTCGGATACGCCAGTGTGATGCACCAAGATAACAGTACAGTCGAACTCTTCCATTAGCACGGCGCACGAATCGAGCATCGTCTTGGCATCTTGCGCTGAGTTCTCATCGCCAAGTAAAAATCGGTGCAATGTGTCTACAACGATAACCTTTGGGCTAACTGGCAAAGCTCTGATATTCTCAATCACCTTTAAAAGGCCTTCGTGAGTATTTAGATCCGTGCCGCTCTTTGATATCCACATCTGTATACTGTCTACATCATGATGCTGGAGCCATGCGGCGATACGTCCTCGTAAACCATGATGCCCCTCACCGGCCAGGTAAGCCACTGGCGTTTGCTTAGTCCTGTGTCCGCACCAGTCACGATTTTCCATATCAACTGCGGCGAGGCGTAGACACCAGTCGAGCATCAAGAATGTCTTGCCTGATCCCGATGGCCCGTGAACCATCATTAGACTATTGTTCTGCATCCAGCCCTTGATTAGCCACGATATAGGCGCTGGAGAGTTGCGGAAGTCGTTACCATCGAGCAACCAGTCAAACGTCTGCTCAGGCGGCTCTAGAAGGGCTGAGAGATCGTTTCCAGCCAACAGATAGTCATTCGCATCCATGCCATCGACAGGGGGGATGATGACAGTCGCGCCAAACTTAGCCGATGCTTGGTCGGCATAATTTTTACCAACGCCGTTCGCGTCGTTATCGGCGACAATGATGATGCGCTTTGACGGGCCGTAACGATCCCTCAGCAGGCCAGTTACGGTTGGAATATTTGATGCAGAGTACGCGACATAGCAAGCCCTCTCGGTGACTTGAGCTATAGTTGCCGCAGTTGCAAAACCTTCCGCAATGTAAATATGCGAATCTTCATTATCCCCGATGCGCCAATACGATCCGCCAGTCTTACCGCCAGTGTGATAGAGCTTGCCACCGGACGCGTCAATGTACTGGACAGTCGTCATTTCGCCATCGGCATTGAATAACGGCACAATGAGCCTACCGTCGCCGGTGACTCTAGCGCCATTTGGATCAATTCTTTTCTTAACTAGATACGGATGATCGGCGTTAGCTTCTGCGGATTCAGACCATATTTTGTCCACAACGTCAGCCACGTTCTCACGCATCTTTTTCTCCGCCGCTTCACGAACCTTGCGAGCCTCATCCATGTGACGCGCAAACTCCATTTCTTCACGGGCCGTTAGCTTACGACCAATGTCGGCTACAAAGTTATGCTCTACGCCCCAACGCCAATCACCAAAACGGCCAGCAGGAATACCATCACCATAGCCGACATACCATCCGCTTTTATCGCCGAAACCAGATCGTCCTTTGCTTCCCGAATTGAATCTATGAATCTTGCCATCAAGTATTACCTCCGAAGGCGGTTCAAGTCCTGCGTCAATTATAGCCTGACGAAACTGTATCTCGGGCGGATCAGACCTCTTTGAGTCTTTCCATAAGTCGCGTATATCAGCCATTTGTCCACCCAGGAATCGTCGTGTTGAAGTAATCCTGCAACTTCTCAACCGTACTCAAATTCGGATCTGGATGTTTTATTTTGACTAAGTTTCTTAACGTCGAATAGCTAATGCCGGTGCGACGGCTCACTTCCCGCAAGTTTCTGTCGGATAGTAAGCGCTTGATTTCATTAATGTTCATAATTTTCTCCTGTAAGTGTTTTTTTTTACATGT